TTCCAACTTCCTTATGCTAATGTTGGGGTTATTTCTATTCCTTCAAAATTATTTGGAGAATACATCCAGCCAAAATCATTTGATTTTAAATACACTGATTCATCTAGTGCTGTTTTAGAAATTTATGATGATGGGGAAGGAAACCTTTATAGCTCGGGTTCATACACTTGGTATTCGTCATCTTTATTTACAGAAACTTTAATTGCTGAGTTTCAAACTTTTTCCGATGAACCTCTCCCTGGGAGTTATACCCGATTACTTTTTTCATCACCTCTTACTATTCCCTCAGGATATAATTTAGTTCAAGTAGACTACAGTCCTAGTGGTAATTCATCATTTTATATTGGGGCCTTAGGAGTTAACTCAGGTTACATAACCTCAAGTCTACAGGGTACTGATTTATCCTATTATGGTTTTACAGATATAGGTATAGATGCTGTAGACCTTGGCCAAGCCTTTTTCACATCAAGTTTATCTCCATCTCCTGGAGATACTATCACATTTACTTATACAAGTGCATCATTTGAGGGTAGTGGTTCAATTCAAACACACACCCACGTAGGAAATATTGTTTATGAACATGGTATGGCGGTATTAACAAACCAACAACTACCATTATTTAATATTGTAGATAATATTAATGTAACATCATCTTTCCTTTCATCTGTAACTATAATGGAAGCCCAATACAAGTGTACCATTAGAGAAAACGAATTTAATTTTAGTTTAAACCCATCCCTTACAACAGGGAGTACAGAATATTCTAGTTCTATAGGAACTTTCCAATCCCCCGGAGAAATACTTTATGATTATGCTACAGGTTCTTATTTTTCCCCTTATATTACAACTGTAGGTTTGTATGATAACTTACAAAATCTAGTAGCTATTGGTAAATTAGCACAACCCATCCAATCTTCTCCAACAACGGATACAACTATTCTGGTTAATATAGACCTTTAATTATGAAATGGACATATAAAAACCAATTAATGGAGAGTATTTCTGACTTTCCTGATACTACCTATGGCTTTGTTTATATGATAACGCATATGCCAACTGGTAAATCTTATATTGGTAAAAAAATACTACAAAATACAACAAAAGTAAAATTAGGAAAAAAAGAATTAGCCCAATATTCAGGTGTTGTAGGACGTAGACCTGCTTACAAATTAGCAGTTAAAGAATCTAATTGGAAAACTTATTGGGGTTCTAATAAACATATGAAAGAATTATATGAAACAGAACCTAAAGAAAATTTTGAACGTACTATTTTAGTTTGTGCTCCCACTAAAAAGTTATTAACTTATTATGAGGTAAAATATCAAATGATCTACCAAGTTTTAGAAAAACCAGAAGAATTCTATAATGATAACATTCTTGGAAAGTTTTTTACACGTGACTTTGATGTGTAAATTTTAGTTCATATATTAACGGTTATATGATAAATGAATTACTTGTTAATTTAGTTAACTCTGTTTTAGGTCCTGGTAAAAGGACAGCTAGGGGCAACCAAGCCCATAACTGCCCATTTTGCCACCACCATAAACCTAAATTAGAAATTAACTTTACTGAAAATAAAAAAGGGCATAACCCTTGGCACTGTTGGGCTTGTGATAAACGAGGCAAAACGGTGTACACTTTATTTAAACAAGTAGAAGCCACCCCCGAACAATTCTCAGAATTAAATCAATTAGTTAAAACTAATAATGTTGTTGAAGATGTTAAGATTGTTAATACTTTAGAATTGCCTAAAGAATTTAAATCTATAGTGGATAATAACGATATTATTGCACGTCACGCCAAAGCGTATTTGCATTCGCGAAACATTGGTATAGACGATATTATAAAGTATAATATGGGGTATTGCGACAGTGGTCGGTATGCTAAAATGGTTATTATTCCTTCATATGATGCTAACGGGAAATTAAATTATTTTACAGGTCGTTCATTTGAAAAAGACCCATATGTAAAGTATCGTAATCCTGAAGTATCTAGAGATATTATTCCATTTGAACTTTTCATCAATTTTGATTCACCTCTAGTATTATGTGAAGGACCGTTTGATGCTATTGCTATTAAGAGAAATGCTATACCTTTATTAGGTAAAAACATTCAAGACAGTTTAATGAAAAAAATCGTCACATCTACAGTTAAAAAAATTTATATCGCTTTAGATACTGACGCCATGAAGCAGGCACTTAAGTTTGCTGAATATTTTATGAATCAAGGTAAAGAGGTCTATTTGTTAGAGCTTGAAGGGAAAGACCCGAGTGATATGGGATTTGCTCATTTCACTAAACTAATCCAAAATACGTTTCCTCTTGATCAATATGGATTGATGGAGAAGAAACTACAATTACTATGAGTAAAAGAAACATTAAGCAATCTTACAACCGAATCCTAGAGATTTCAGATGATGCTAAACAAATTACAATGCCAGATTCTCGCTATTATAGACGAAATAGCAAATATTATCCCTCGGTTACGTATGTTCTTTCATATTACCCAAAAGGTAAATATTTTGAAGACTGGCTTAAAAAGGTAGGATATTCTTCTGAACATATTGTTCGTAAAGCAGGAGAAGAAGGTACCCAAGTACACGAAATGATTGAAGATTACCTAAATGGTAAAGAATTAAATTTCCTAAATTCTCTTGGAAACCCAGCATATAGCCCCGATGTATGGCAAATGTTCCTGCGTTTTGTTGATTTTTGGGAAACTCATAATCCTAAATTAATCGAAACCGAAGTACACTTATTTTCAGATAAACTTAAAGTAGCAGGTACTTGTGATATGGTTTGTGAAATTGATGGTGAACTTTGGATTATTGATTTTAAAACCTCTAATAACCTCCAGACAACCTATGACTTACAGGCAGCTGTTTATGGTAAATGTTATGAAGAATGTTTTGGAAAAACCCCAGATCGTTATGGTATCTTATGGTTAAAATCTAAATCTAGAGGAGAAGATAAAAGTGGTAAGCGGTTAAAAGGTAAAAATTGGGAAATGTATGAATCAACTCGCAGCCAAGAAGAAAATATTGATATTTTTCTTACGGTAAAAAAATTGTTTGATTTAGAAAACCCAAAACACTCACCAATCTTCACTGAATTTAGAACGCAAGTAAAAAGAAAATTGTAATATTTATTACAAAACGTGCGTTAAATGATTTCTTTGGTACAACTCTTAAATGAGGCGGAAAATTCGCCTAAAGCTGTTATTCTTGCTGGTGCCCCAGGTGCTGGTAAATCATCAATCGTGGGGGATATTATCTCTGGTTTAGGTTTAAAAGTATTAAACATTGATGATCATTTTATTAAAAACCTAAAAGATGCAGGTGTTTCTTTAGACCTTAAAAAAGGAGGTCCTGAAGAAAGAAGTAAAGCAGCTATTGCTATGCAAGCAGCCCAAAAATCATATTCATCAGAATTAGAACAAGAAATCAAAAAACGCGGAAATATTGTAATTGATGGGACTGCTGCTTCATATAAAAAAACAGAACAGCTAAAAGAAACCTTAGAAAATGCAGGTTATAAAGTATTAATGGTTTATGTCTATTCTTCATTAGAGAAATCATTGCGCAAAAACGAAGATAGATTTGAACGTTCAAAAGGTGAAGATAGAAGTTTAATGCCTTTTATTGTAATGCAAACATGGGCAGGGGTTACTAAAAATTTCCTCCCATATCTTGAATTATTTGGTAAAAATTTTATAGCAACTACTAAAGATAAAAACTTAGTTGATGCTGATTCTTTAGAAGATATTATTAAAAAATATATTGAGCCCTATGCTCCTAAAGACACCAAACCTAAAACCCCAGCTCAACAAGCAAGTTCCGACAAACGGAAAGCTAAAATGGAACAAGATATTAAAGATTTAATGTCTAAAGAAAAAGTTGGACAGCATATTAAACACATTGTTTCAACTGAAGAAGCCCAATCTAAATTAAAGTCATTTTTAGGATGAACGAACTAACAAAGTTTTTAGTAAACTCCATATTAAATGAAGATGAAGATGCTATGGGTACTGTAGCTTTATTTGGGGGAGGGTTTAAACCTCCAACTAAAGGTCACCTTGATGTAGTTTTACAAGGATTAAAAGAATATCCTGAAATAAAACAAGTTTATATTCTTGTAGGTAGTGGCGTTAGAAATAATATATCTCAAGAAGAATCAGTTAAAATATGGGAAATGTACCAACAATTCATCCCAGTTGCTTCTCAAATTATCCCTGTTAGTTCTCCTTTTACTTGGATTAAAACTTATTTAACAGATCATAAAGATGAAAAAGTCTACATTTTTATAGGTGCACGTCCCGGAAATGTAGAAGATGAAAAAGATGTAACCCAAAGACAGGCATTTGCAAAAAAATATAGTGATAAAGTACTTCCTGTTAAAATCCAAACAGGTGGGGGGATTAGTGGAACAAAAGCTAGAGCTGCCGCTAAAGTATCTAAAGAAGAATTTTTTAAATATATCCCCTCAAAATTATCAAATTCAGAAAAAGAACAAATTTTTAGTTACATTCAATCTGTTGTAACTGAAAAAGTTGAGGAAGATGGTGAAACTATTACATGCGATAACTGTGGGTGGAGTTGGGGGTATGCTGAAGGAGGAGATAATTTTAATGTTTGCCATAAATGTGGTCATGATAATTCTCCTGGAAGCTACGTTAACCTTACAGAAGATCTTTCATTTGAAAAGAAACGAGCACTAGTAAAGAAAATTATTACACTTGCTCGTAAAAAAGGAGATTTTGTTTCATTAGATAAATTAGCAGATATTATTGCTAAACAAATTGAAGTTAATTCACCTCGCTTATCCCCAGGTGAATTTAAAGTAGTTAAAGAAAATGCTACATATTCCAGTAGTATTGATATAATGGAAAAATGTGCTCAATTAACTAACTATATGAAAGAGTTAGGTATGCCGATTGAACCATTCCCTGCTGTAGAGTTTATAGATGGTGATACTGAAAACGCAAAAG